GAAAGTTTATTTGTTTTAATTCTGGATTAAAGTCCAGTCTATTTTTTTCATTCTGTTTAAGAATGTTCATACCTTGTTTTATCATAGGTCTAGTTTATGCATCATTAGACTAGAAAAGTCTAACTCATCTGCTGATTGTACGTGTTCGGTAAAGCTTTCAAATCCCATCTCACTAGGATCTTTACCCTTCATTGTAATATTATATACTCTAAATCCTGCATTTAAAAATCTTTCTGATAGTTCCATAGCAGTATCTTGTGCGTCTTCGTCTAATGCAATATAGATATCTGTAAGTGAACTTTGGAGTATTTTCTTCCATAACGCATCAGAAATATTCTTCCCTAGGATAGGGATTGCATTTCGTTTAATAGCCATTGCATCAAATACTCCTTCACAGAGTATGATAGGCTTGCTCCAGTTAATAAGGTTTTCGAAAAATATTATGTCTTTGGAAGCTTCTGGATTTTTGTATTTAAAATAGTTGCCATCAAAGCTTCTCGCAACAAAATAGTTGAGTGTGTTGGATGCAGAATAACTTGGAATAATAACTCGTCCTCCATATTCTCCAGTTGTTGCATATCCAATGCCATATTTAATAAAATCATAGTCGGTAAGTCCTCTCTCATATAAGTATTTTCTTACTAAGTTAGCTACAACCGATTCCTTTGAGGCACTGTATAAAGTTTGATACTCCGGAGGAAGCTCTATTATAGATAGTCCTTTATATTCTATAAACGATCCTTTCGGAACAAACTTTAAGATCTCGTTTGCTTGATCTTGTGGTGTTTTTAGTTGCTTAAGTAATGAACGGATAGATTGTCCACGAGTTTGACATACCCAACATTCCCAGAAGTTTTTACCTTCTTCGGTTGTATGCATATTGATCTCTAGTTTAGGCTTGCGGTGATTGCAAAATGGACAATGGAAAGCATGATTAGCTCTAGCTCTCTTATGACTCTTACCTAAAATATTCTCAATGGACCCTAATAAAAAAGTATAATCCATAGACCTGTCCGTATCTTTTTATATAAGATAAGAACTTTTATTCGAATAGACAACTATTCTTCAGTATTTAATAGTAGTTCTTTTATTGCTGAGGAGACAGTTTTTCGAAGTATTTCTTTGTTTTCTATGTCTAGATAGTCCTCTAACTTGTTAGTTATTGATTCGGTAAGTTTTTTTACATCATTACTTGAGATTGCTAATTCTTCTCGAACTACGTATCTTTTATTCTCTAGTATGATTTTGGATAGTTTCATATCATTAGCTTACGTCCATTGCATCGTCGAAGTCTGCCACAATTCCTTTTTCCTTCAATGCATCGACAATTTTTCTTAAGTGATTAGTTGCATAATTTCTAGGTAATTCTAATCCAGTTAGGTTCTTTATGTATTCACTAGCTTCATCAAAGTGTAGCTTTTCTCTAGGGGTACCGAATGGTAGGTTAGCAGTTTGAGGTAGAGGGTGTAAATATGCACCATAAAATCGTCCGAAATCAGTATAAGTTAATCCTATACCTTTCACTTCGAAATTTGGTTTACCTTCTAATATGATATCTGCTAGTTTCATCGTCCTTGACCTCTATATGCTTTTTTATAGTTTTTACTATTCTTTAATTTTGAGCTTTTTGATTTAGCATGTACACCGGGACGTTTCTTTTTTTCCCCTCCTTTGTATGTACCTAACTGTAATACCTTCGCCATTTTAATTACAACTTTTTAGTTATTTCTCTTTCCTATAAATATCTATCAAATCCCTTTAGTAAGCTTTGATTATATTTTTCTGTATAATGTTGGTCTACTTCTTTTATGATTCCTAGAGCATTTTTAAAGTCCACAGATTTAATCATTTCTTCTCTCGAATCAAAGTACTTAATACCATCTAAGTCAAAGTATTTTACATCGCCGTCGTCTCTAAACGATGTATTGTATGCACTTACTATATCAGTTAAAACTATATTATTATCTAAGGCATTCATAAAATGTTTCAGTATGACAGGGTATAAAGTNNTTCTCTTACGTACGGTTTCCAATCTCCCCAAGCAGGGTGTACATTATATTTTTTCCATATGATATCTTCTTCTGGGATTTTTTCTTGAATAGCATATAATACCCCTTTGTATAATCCTGCATGATATAGTTTAGGGACTATTCCTAAATCAAATAATATATCATCCGTCTGAAGGATTGTTAGAAGTATTTCTTTAGAGGCTGCAGGAGTTGCTCTATGAAATGCATCTCTACTTAAAGTAGCTTTACATGGATATATAAATTTAAGTACGTATTTATCAAAATAAAAGACCTTGTGAAAATATCTAAAATCAGAAGATTGCTTTATTGCTTGTTTATATCTACCTTCTATCAACTCTATTATATCTCTTTCACCAAAGAATCTAAATTTATTTTTGTAGAGTTTTAATTTATTCTCAGCATTAGCTTCTATTTCTTCCCAGTTAGTATCCTTAGATTCAAATTTATTTCTCTCAGGGATGTGATACTTGTGTATTTTTACATCGTTAGT